GCGAAAAATCTTGAGAACTGCCCTGCCAACGCCAACTCTGTGTTTGCAGAGAACGCGTCTCCATAAACAAGGGACAGTATGTTGCCCTCTACGTCGTATACAGCCGTACTTTCACCTGTGAACCAGTGTCTTCCGTTATCTCCAAACGTAGCACCGGATATGTCAGACTTCAGCATAACCTGATCACCTGCGTTTACGTTGAGCGTACCTGTGTTGCCCGTCTCGTCGGTTATGATATGCGACCAGGTTTCTCCGCCGTCGAGCGAATAGTACGGGTTCACATACATTGGAACACCCCAGTTCGGATATCCGTCAACCCATTCGAGCGTTCCGCCGGAAAGTATGTTGTACGTAAGGTACTGCTTGCTGTGGTCTATCGGCAACTCCTCCTGAGAAACCGTCACAATAGCCGGATCGGAAGCAGGGGAGCCGTCCCTGTAGAACATAGCCTGTGCGAAACGCTGTGAGCCGTCGTTCGGAGCGACTGTGAGCACAACGTAAGTGGTTCCGCTGTTGCCCGTCGCAGGGCTTATGGAAATCCTGTCGTTGTACGTCACATATCCCCTCCAAGGCTCGGAAGAATAGATTACAACGCTGTAACTCGTACCAGAATAAGGTACGTTTCCGATATAGTCTGGCGTAGCCGTTATGGTAGCCGCCTCAGCCGCTTCCTGACGCAGGTATCCGCTCCTAGCTACGAGCCCTCCCTGTGCCTGTGCGTATATGTACGCCTGACGGGTTGAGGTGTTCTCGTTCTGTCCAACCGTAACCGTAACGGTTACTCCGCTCTCGTCCGTACGGGTTCCTGCAGAAGGGGTGATATCGGTTATAATGCTTGTGTAATCAGTCTTCGCACTCCAATTCTCGTCAGGGCTTATTACGGTGAACGTCCTCGTACCGCCCGTCCAAGATACGTCTCCCTGCTCAGCGGGCCCGGTTACGGCAAGCCTTACGCCCTGCTGCGTGAGGGTGGCGACGGAAGAGGAATTGTCCGCCACAGCCCTGAGCGTACGCTGCAACTCGGAGTTCGAGCTGGAAGCGGGGATAGTCCAGGTGCCCGTATAGTCGCCCGTACCGGCGGACAGCGATATCGTTGTGTCCCAATCGTAGTTGTCGATATACCAGGAACCTCCGTCGGATACCGTAACAGTATACTGTACAGTTCCGCCGCTGTTGCCGATGCTGTACTGAGAAAGCGTTATGTTGATGACAGGAATGTTGGAAATTACGGAGTTGGTGTATTTCTCTACGTCCTGAACCCTTACGAACTCCACTTCCGTCAGTTTCTCCTGCCCTACGTTGTAGTCGTTTATAGCCGTCATCCTCCACAGCGAGCCGTCGAAGTAGTAGAAACGCCTGAGCCAGCTTACGGTAGGTGTCTCCCTTATGAGCATTTTTGTCTTGACAACCCTGCTGTCCTTGCTGTAGAGGTCGCTTATATACTCCTCCCAGAATTCCTCGTACAGCGTGGAGCCCTGACGGTAGTAGGCGCCGGGGATATAGATTTCCTCGGGCTTTCCGAAGTCAAGTGAGCGTACGATATATCCGCTCGCAGGATAAATCATATAGCGAGAGAAATAAGGGGCGTAGTCGGCTTTAACCGCTATAACGTTGTCCTGTGCGTCGGTTCCGCTGTTGGTGTACAGCCAGCAGGGCTTTCCGTCGTTCAGGAGGTTCATATAGCTGTTGTCGTCGGTAATCCAATACCCCAAGTCGACGGAGCCTACGGACAGTTCCCTGTTGCCGTTCCTTATGAGCAGTACGTTGGTGCCGTCGGAAGGGCTGTTGTCTGCGGTATGCAGCTGGCACTTGTCGAAGAGGTCGTAGTAGATATAACCCGTAGTGAAGCCTGAGAACGCGTCGATGGTTGAACTCGGCTGCACCGTAATCTCCGTAGTGTCGGTAGCGTCCGTAGCATTGTAGAGCAGGTAACTGTAACCCGGGAACATCCAAGGCTTCGAGGTTTTGTCCTGTTCCGTATAGCAGAACGCATCGGAACGCTCGAGCACCTGAACGGCACCCTTGAAGACATTCCCGTCAAGGACGTCGAAGGTGTTCTTGTTGAAGTTGTAGCCCGTATTGATACGCTTCTGCCCGTACGGTTTTCCGTACGTCTGCACATATGCCTTGCCGTACTCGCTCTCGTCAGCCGCCAGATCCCACTTGTACCATTTGTTGTTGAATACGAGCGGGGTTATTTTCAGGTTCGAGCGATCAACAAGATCCTGTATGTCTACGATATTGTCCCTTTGGAAAAAATTCTTCCTTGTGAGGATTTTTATTTTTTTCTCGGGGGTGTCCTTCAGGAAATACAGGCCGAATATCTTTGCGTATGAGAGCAGGAAATCGGCGATTGAATAGTCGGTGTCGAGGAGCTGGTTCTTTGTGAACACCGCACCCGTACGTATGCCCTCGTTAGACTTGAACGACACCTGAGAAGAGTTTATCGTCAGGTTGAAGCCGTTGAAGGTGTAAGTGGTGTAGGTAGTCTGAGCGCCGGGGTTCTCCTGACGGTAGAAAACCTTGTTGGCTCCCGAAGGGCTTCCGCCCGCCTTGTATACCTTGGTTAGGACTACCTTCAAGGTGCTTCCTGCGGGAACGTTCTTGGCCGTCAGGCTGATTTCCTCGTCCCAACGCCAGGTGCTCCCTGAAACTTTCTCGAAGTAGCCGGGAGAAGTCGAACTGACATAGCCGTTACCGTAAGGCTGGTTGTAGTCCCAATCGGAAGGGCTGAGGAAGTTTGCGTAAACCTGGCTCCTTCCCCTTCCGTCAGACACCCTTCTCGCTCCATAAGCGGAAGTTATGTAGTATTCGTCGGAGCCCGCTACGGGGTTGCCGAACGAGTCGAACGCAACCAGCTGGACAAAAATAGCGGAAGCGTATGTGAAGCCGCCCGACGGATAGTACGCACAGAGTACGAGTTTGTCCTGAGCCCCGTTCTGTACGCCGAGCATATCGAGCGTCATTTTTACGTTTACGTCGAAGGACATTCCGCTGTCGGGAACGGAAAGCACAGCGAGCCTGTCCTCGTAGAAGCCAGGGTCGCCGGAAGTCCTCGTACCCGTAGCCATTGCACCGAGTGACACAGTGGCGGAACTGTTGGGGATATTTACGGTGTAATCGAGCGATGACAGCATCGGGAGAGTCACCCACATATCCTGATAATAACAGTTGTCGTAGTAGAAAAATTCCGGATCAAGTTCAACTTCCCATCCGCCGTTGTTTTCCGGACGGCAGATAGCCTCGATAACTTTCTTCGCGGATATTACGGGACGCATAAGGTAACTGCGGAACTCACGCATTTCGGCATCGGTGTACTCCCTTGAAAGGTTCGCTACGGCATAGCCGCCGTAAGTCCTGTACGTAGTTCCGCCGGAAGTAACCCCCGTAACGATTACGGAGCCCCTTCCGCCCGGACGCCTCACCACAGGGCCTGTGTTGCCGGAAGCCGTAACGCTTCCCGTATTTATGAGAACCTTGTCAGCGTCGAAGTCGGAAGGAAGCCCGTTGTAGGCGGGTGCGAAGTTGATTACGCTCCACTTGCTCGAATATCCGTCAATGTTGTCCCAAGCATCCTTGACAGTCTCCTTGCTGATTTCGAAACCGAGTTCGAACGGTATGTTAGAGTCCGGGCCCGCATAGAACTCCAAGTCGGATAGTTTCCTCTTCTCGTCGTCGCCCTGCGGGTTGTCGGAATACTCGAGGTTGTACATAAACTCGCCGAGCCCACCGAAGAGGCTGACAGTCCACTCCCAGTAGTGCTTGTTCTGCGTAACGCCGTCAAGCCTGCAGTATCCCGTCTCGTACGGGGTTGAATCTATGTAGATAGTGAACTCCGTCTTCTTCGTAGGGTCGAAGTTGGTGCCGTTCGTAAGGTAGTCGTTGAGGAAAAAATTGTCGAATATCCTGTTGTTGGCCTTCGTCCCCGGTATCGTCACCGTCTTGCTGTATGAATTCTTCACCGCAGCGGGCGACAGGAGGTCGTCCACCTTGAAATTATAGAGGATGTCGGGGGTGGTCTTGAACTCCACCTCCATTCCGCCTATGAACAGTCTTACCCTTCTTTTCATAAAAATAGATTTAATTTTTGCGATCAGCGCTCTGAGAAGACTCGACATTGATCTTGTAACTGACGAGTTGATCCTTTTGGTTTTCATAAGTCTTGTGCTCTGCCGAAGTGTCGGTGATTATTACGGGGAGCATTTCGTCCGTATCCAGCAAATGCAGGTATACGTCCGTCGAAGGAAGCAGGTTGTCTGCAAGCCTTTCAGCCTCCTCGTCCGTAAGCCACCCCGTAGTCAGTTCCCAAGTCCTCTTGATATCCGTCAGGTAACGCCTGCGTCCGAACTCGATTGTGGTGTTGTCGAACGCCTTGTAGTAGTCCTGCTGCGTGTATTTGTCCGTACGCTTCACAGAACCTTCGATAAGGAAGGCACTCCAACCGCCTGTGCTCGCAAGATAGTACAGTGCTGCCGGACCGCAATAGTTTACGTCGTATACGGACTCGAAGTTGAACGTAACTCTTTGTCCTGCATAATGCCAGGCGTCAACCACATACGTCGAAACACCTGATGGTACACTAATTTCCATATATTGTTTATTTTTTAACGAATTCTACAGTTACCTGGTCCTAACTCAGTTTCCTCGCAGTTTGAGAAACGTACCGGCTCTTCAAAGAAATAATATAGGGTTAAGAACGCCTCGTAAGCGGTAGGGTTAGAACCGTTTGTACTTATAGACCCCTTAACTGCATCAAACAGGTAAGGATATATCACACTCATACCGTCAGCCGTAACAGCCGAAAAACTGTCTGTATACGCTCTGCCTATGTCTATGAGCCTGTTCATTTCAGAGTTAACAGCATAATAAGATGGTGCGGTTACATAACGTTGGATATAAACCTTATTGGTTACCTTCCCGTTATATTCATCGGTTGTAATATGGGCTGTGTTTCCTGAACTGCCTGAACTTTGTTCCAGCGGCAAACAGTCTGTCCAAAACAGCTTCTGCCTTGGATCCGCGTGCCCGTTTATGTGGAACGTAATCACCTCGTATTCGCCTTCAAACCCGTCCCAATCCATAAGAACAGTATACTCTTCCAACAGCGTACCGTCGCTGCTGTACAAGCCGAACACCCTCATTTGGTGAGGGTGAGGTACTGACACGCCGTCATACTCCCTGAAATCAGGCATATGCGAGTCAAGGTAGTCCTGTACCCTTTTCCCCAAGTACAGCCTCAACTTATCGGAATCCGGAGACTTTATCGCCTTGCCGAAATAATAAGGCGTGCCGTCAACCGTTATGTAGTAAGACAGAGAACTTGCACTCGTCTCGTAGAAAAAATCCTTTGAAGAAGAAGCGAATATCATTCTATGGTTATCGTTGTACTGTTGTTATTGAACGAGGTGAAAAACAGCCTCTGCCTCGGATCGGCGTGCCCGTTTATCGGATACGTCATTAACCCCAAAACCAACGGCCACCTATAAGAATACTGTGCCGAGTACGTCTGCTCGTAAAGTGTTCTTGTCTCTGTGTCGCCGCTCATTTCAACGAGCGAGAACTCTGCGGTCGCGTCAGCATCCTGCGTCACTCCCGATACGTAAGGGAACGTACTTTTAAGGTAAGCCTGAGCCACCCTGTTCAAATAAATGCGTATCGGAAAATCCCTCGCGGAGGCTATGCCATCCTCGATTGCGTTCCCGTTCATTTTTATTCTGTAATGAAGCGTCTGTCCGGAATAGTCATACGCATCGTCAAACCAAACACCAAATGCTGCCATATCATATCTTGAGTATATCCCAGTCGTTTATTGTTTTTCCGTTGAGGTAGTCCTCCATAAAATCCTCGGCGAGTGCGTCGGCGAACTTCTGCTCGTACTGCGGTATGAGTTCCACCTTCGCAGTCTCGAATACGTCCCTCGCCTCTGTGCCGTCCCTTGAAATCTTCCTCGCTATGAGGAAAGCCAGCTGCTCCACCGTCGGAAGCCGCCCGTCGTCGTCGGGCTCAGGGAATATCGGCTTGTCCTGTATCCACTTCTCAATCGGCTCACGCGGGGGAAAATGCGGCTCAGTGCCCTTGTCGAAATAGGTGAAATAGTCCGTATGCTTCAGGTATACGGAAAAATGCCCTCCCTCCTTCCTTACCTCGAAGTCCAGGGTGTTGAGCATTTCGCCTGTGGCGATACCGTCAGCCTCGATAATCTTGTCCGCTACGAGGTTGACGAAATCGTTCCCGAAATCATTGAGAACCTGTCTCAGGTGGTTCCACTGTTCCATTACTTCTTGTTGTACATTGCTCGCATACGGGCCTCCTCTTTTTTCATTTGGAGATACCTCCTGCGTTCGCGTTCCCTTATAAATTTAATATAACCGATAAACTCCGCCATCGGCATCCTGAACACTTCGTTGAAGTCAAGCCTTGTTAGTTCCGAAACGTCGGAAATCATTTCAATCCAGCGATACATTGAAACCTTTTTAGCAGGTTTTCCGCTTGATCCGTCTGCACCCCGTCTCTCTTGGCCTTCCTCAGTGCCCTCTTCGCCATCCGGATCGCCCTCCGAACCAAGACTTGATGCAGAGCGGTAAAAAAATCGCATACCGACAGTGCGTCCTCGATGCTTAGGTGAAAATTTATATCCATTTTCACTTGATCAAGATCATAACCCTCGTTGTAATTTTTTCCTTCGGGCACCAGAAATATTGCGAGCATTTCATCGAGCCTGTCGGGAATATCCTTGGGGGCGTTATAAAAATCAATGTATTGGGCCGTCGTAATGTCGTTCGGGCTTGCCTTCAACTCGTATTTCTTCCCGTTTATCTCGTACTTCGTCTTGACAAGGTGACGCTTCGGCGGGTTCTTCGCCCATTTGAGGGTTTCGCTGCTCAGTGCGGCAGTCTCCTTCAGCGGACGGGTAACTATGTCCTCGTACGTCGTCTTCTCAACAATAGCGAGGAAGTTCCAAACCCAATCCTCGTCTTCCTTGATGGCGAGTATCTTCTTGTACTGAGCGATACTCACCTCGTTCCAACCTTTAACCATTATGCGAATCCTATTCTGAATGTCTTGTTATTGTTCTTCGTCAGGGCGTCGTATGCTATTGCGAGTGCCATAACTGCATCATCGTTGAATCCCGATGCGGAATTGTATGTTATTCTCCCTCCCGAAGTCTCCTCTATCTGGTAATGCTGCAACTGTTCCTTGAGTTTTTCGTCCTCGGGAATTTTTATGTCGTTTTCAGAGAACGCCTTTATCAGTTGTTCGATAATCCTTCTCTTGCTGTCGTTGGTGGTGAGGAAGGACTTCAATATCCCGGGCCTGTTCATTTTTCTTTTCAGGGCGCTTCTGTAAACCTCGCCAAGGCTGTTTTCCTCCACTATAACCGATGAGAGGGATGGAGTTGTGTTTATGATCTGCGCAATCCTGTCCACCAAGTCCATAGGATCAATAACCTTGAAATATTTTATGTCGCAGACTGATTTGTCCTCGTCCATAAGCACAAGGCAGGAGTAGTCGTCCTTCTCGTTCTTGCCCGTCGCCCAGTCTATGCCGCAAACCTTCGGCGGTTTTGTGGAATAGCCGTAGCAAAGTGTGAAGTCACCGAAGACGAAGCTTTTATCGGTCAGAAATTCCGACAGGTAGTCCGTCTTGAACCTCATCGGGCTCATTGTCCTGCGGTAGTACTCCAACTTCTCTGGCGGAAGCAGTGCGCTGGTGTCGTATTTCGCCCAATCGTACGACCTGGTGAACTCGTCGCCTGAAAGCCCGAGCATAAACTTAGAGTAGAACTCACCGTCCTCGAACTGAGGCGTCGAAATCATAACGACGGGACAGCCGAGAGCGTCGACTGCTGGGTATATTATCTCGAAGACGGACGACGGAATGAAGGCCGCTTCGTCAAGGACGAGAACCGAGCGTTTTACGGTTATTCCTCGTAGGGCGTCTCCCTGCTCAGCACTCTTGAAAATAATTTGTGAACCGTTGATGAACTCTATTTCGAGGAGCGTGGCGTTGGCGGATTTCAGTACGGGGCTGTCAGTACCGCCTATTGCGGAAATTATTTGCTTGAAAACTCGCCTTGACTGCCCCAGAGTCGGTTCGAGGCAGGTTCCAATGCTCCTTCCCTTGAAGGCGAAGTACAACAGTATGCTTGCCGCCGTCACTGTCTTTCCGCACTGGCGTCGGCTCTTGCATATGTGGAAGCGTCCCTTGTCGTCAGTCGTAACGCCGTCGAACAACTCCTGCTGCCAAACGTAGAGCTTCGGGAACCTTACGTCAATCATTGAAACTAATAACTATCTGCCTTTCCTGTCCTGCGGCGTTCGTCTCGTCTATCTTCACTGCCTTGCCTCCTATGCCGAGGAACGCGTTCATCGTCTTTATAACCTCTACGGCGGACTTTACGTCGTTGCGTTCCATAGCCATTTTGAGGAGTTCCTCGAGCGTGGCGAAGTTCCTTGAAACCATAAGTTCCCTCCACTTCTCCGCGTCCTCGGGAATGAGAACCTTGCAGGCGGCGAGGTAATACCTTTCGCTCTGGGTGGAGGAAAGCCCCCACTCGTCCTTGCAGAACTTGGTTACGTCGTATTTAGTCCATCCGCTCTTGACTATCTTCTCGGTGAGTTCCATAACCTTCACCTGAGTCGAGAGCGAGGACGTCTTGTTACCGGGGAGTACTATCGCTTCAGATGTCTTCTTCCTTGGCATTTTCAGCGTTTATTTTTTTCCTTCCTCCCGGGGAAGTCTCGTATTTTATCATTTCTGCGGCCAGCCATTTGAGTAGTTTCAGGAAGCAGCTTGAACAGCTCTTCTCGCTCGCCGTAAGCCCGTTTCCGCGAAGTTCCTTGGTTATGCTGTCGAGTTCACCCAGTTCCTTGTGAGGAACCCTTGCGTAGTTTGTATTCTTCGCGCTCATAAGCGGCGTCTCGAACGCTTTGAGCCTCTTATAAAGTTCGTATGTCATAGTCCGAATAAATTGTAAAATGTCTCTATTATTTTTTCGAGCAAGTCCCGAATGAAGCCTATAAGCAGGTAAGTCACAGGGGTAAGTATCGAAAATCCCATAACTGCGGCTATCCAAGGAAGGGTGAAACTGCCCGTCACAAGAAGGGCGAGGAGCCCGAGCCACCAATTTTGGCAAAACGAACAAATGAAAATCTTGCTCGGTGTGCCTACCCCGAACCACTTTTTAAACAATGGTTTGATAGCGTCCTCAGTGAAACCTGAATAATCCGTAATCGCCACTACAAGAAACTGTAGTATAACAAGCATCAATAACGTATTCATTTCTTGTATTTTCCTCTTTTTTTACCTGTTCGGCTTTCGACTAACTTTCTTTTCCACTCATCAGTCATACACCTGTTAACGGGGTTATTTCCCCCTTTCATACGTTCTGATTGTTCTTCCCTTCTTGTACCGTCCCAACCGTTACGCATTTTTTCCCTTGTGTTGGGATTTGCCATATTGCCTTTCCTGTCCGTCACTCGCAGATTGATTGCCCTGTTATCCTGCGGGTTTCCGTTTATATGGTCAACCTCTGCACCTTCAAACCAGCCTCCACATATTTCAGGGAAAGCCCACGCTACGAGATGATGCACCTTAAAACCTTTTTTTACGCCTTCGTAACACAGGTAAACGCACTGTTCGTTTCTCCTGTATTTGTTCGTATGCCCTTTCAATATGCCTCCCTCACGCCATACGGATGTTCCGTTGTTGTCTACGTATCTTCCAAGGGATTTTACGTTTCCCTCGCTGCTAACCTCATAAGCCTTGTCATAGGGTGCAACAGTTACTTTTTTGTATTCTTCCATAACTACAATAATACAATCATTTCAACTTGTGTATTATGTTGTTTATGGCCTTGCGTGCTGTAGGGGCGGAACATCCGAGATATCTTGCGACGCCCGCGTACGTCTCGCATTCCATATACAGGATAAGTATGCGCCTCTCGCCCTCGGACAGGATGTTGAAGAAATCCTCCTTTATCTCCCTTACCAGATCGTCGTCCTCGATTGAAACTGCATACTCCTCTTTTATTTTTTCAAAATTGAGTTCCATTTTATTTTAATATATTCAGCGATCAAGCGTCAGGTATATTAAATTCCTTCTGGGAGTAGTCGTCCGTTATGTCTTGGAATTTCCGAAAATATTTGTAGAAGGGCGAGTTCTTCGAATGGAACTGGTTCTGAAGGTACCGAGTGATGAGGGCGTTGAGGTGCCTGTTGTCGTAGGCGTCCTTCAATTTTTCGAAGTCGTATGTGCAGAGCCACAGCCAGCATTCCTGCGTGAGTTCCCTGACAAGCTCCTTGTCCCTGCACTTGTTCGTCTGATACCCGACGCACTTGTCCACTATTCCGCTTTCAAGGATTTCATTGATTATCCTCTCCCTCTCCGCCTCCATTGCGCTTCCTCAGTTTGCCTGTGATTATCGCCTTTGAAGGCTCGAGCACCCAGCACTCCTCCGCCTGGCTGTAATTCTCCAAGTCCTCAGCCTCGGCTGTGTAGTGCCTGTGCCTCCAAGTTCCCTTTTCCGGCCGGTAGGAACCCAGGTCGTAAATCCTGTATACGCCGTCGTCGTTGAAGAAGACGAGAAGGAAGCCGCCCTCCCTGATTATCTCGTCACCCTTGCCGACGCTGATGTTGTCAGTCTTGTATCTTCCGCTCTTGAAGTTCCTGCACTTCGCCTCGACAAGGACGTATGTGTCCCCGCTGAGTACGTCTGCGTCGAATGTGTCATACTGCGGGCGTTGGTGTACGATGATTTTCGGGCTGATATCCCAGAACACCGTATCGATGATATACCTGGCCCAAGCCTCCCTGCATAGGAAGCCCTCCCTGTTTTTCCTTGTATACTCCTGCTTCGTCTGCGTATACGAAGACAGCAGGCCCATATCGTCGGATATATGAAGAAGTTCTTCCCTGTACGGTTTGTAATCCATAAGTTCTTTTTTGTTAAACTTATAGAAACCGTACAGGAAGTAAATAGAATTTTTATCCTGTGGGCTTTTTTGTGACTGTTTTTCGGAAACTATTGATTTTTCGGGCGGAACAAAGTCCTAGCTGGGGAGCATTTGAAGGCATAAACGGCATTTCAGGCGACTGAGGTGCCGTTGTGTTTTATACGGGGGGTATTGCCGGTGCGGAAAATATAGCTTATTTTTGTGACGGAAGTTATTTTTATCTGTGACCGCTATGAGACGCACCTTCAAAGTAAAATTCTACTGCCGAAAGTCAAAAGTGAGGAAAGATGAGACGGCACCCGTAGAAATAAGCATTATCGTAGACGGAGGAAGGGAACTTTTCTCGCTTCCCCGTTCCTGCAAGCCTTCCGAGTTCCCGACGCAGGATTTGACGCTTTACCTCGAAGGTGTCAAAAACAAGATAAATTCGATATACACCGCCCTTTCAATCGCAGACGAGCCTATAACTGCGTTCATTTTGAAGGACGTCTACCTCAACGGAGCGAGGAAAATGTCGTACACGCTCGACGATATGTTCTCTGATGGACTGAAGTTGAAGTCGGGCGAGAAGATAGGAGTAAACACCTACAACAAATACAAGTGGGTTGTGACGCATTTCTACGAGAAGACGAAATTCGACGGCAGCAGGGAAGCCGGATCCGTAACGCACTACGACATTATGTCGTTCAAGGCCGCAATGGATGCGGAACACAAGCCGCAGACTGTGGAGAAGGAACTTATGCGTCTCAAGTATTTTTTCCTCCTCGCCTGGAACAGCGGGCGTATCAAGTCCAACCCGTTCGCAGGGATAAAGATAAGGCACAAGGAGGAGGACAACGTTTTTCTGACTCAAGATGAGGTTGGAAAAATACGCAATCTTTCAATCACCAGCGACTCCTTGGACAAGGTGAGGGACACATTCCTTTTTATGTGCTATACGGGCTTGGAATACGCCGATATGGTGCAGTTGAAGCCTGAGGATTTCAAGGAGGACGGCGGGCTCGTATACATTAAGAAAAACAGGGTGAAAACGGGCGTGGAATACGTCACCGTACTGTACGAGGACGCAGTTGAAATCTACAAATTTTACGGCGGTAAAATTCCGCTCATATCGAACCAGAAATTCAACAAATACCTGCAGATTATAGCGAAGGACGCGGGTATCGGGAAAACCGTTACGAGCCTTACAGCGAGGCATACGTTCGCCACATACCTCCTTTCCGATAAAGGGCTGTCTATGGACGTCGTTAGCAAGATGCTCGGGCATACTTCGACGAAGCAGACGAAGACATACGCCTCTATGCTCGACTCTGCGGTGCTTGAAGCGAACAGGGAGAAGAAACCTTACGAGGCGAGGGAGTGCCCGATTTTCCTTTAATCACATTTTTGGTTTGGAAAAGTGCGCCGTTCACCACATTTTGGGCTTGGAAAAGTGTAACACAGTCGGCAGCAATACGGCGTTCACTGCCGAAAACGTATAAAAAACCGCCGCGTGAGGAGCCTTGCACCTACAACGCGGCGGGAGAAACAGTAGCATTACCAATATACTAAAATTCTTTTATTGCGGTTTGCTCTTGGGGCGTCCCCGCTTCTCTTCCGAGCCGTCCTCCTTCTTGCCGATAACCTTGAAATAGGTTGCCAGCTGCTCTTCCGTTATCGGAATGCGTTTGGGCTGATAGGTGGACTGCAACTCGAATATCAAGTCGATGAACAACGCCCGCAGCGTCGGAAGGTTGAGGCTGTCGAAGAAGGCTCCCGCCTCCTCCCTTGTCCTGAATTTCTTCATCATAAGCCGAAATGTTTGTTTACCCTGTCACACACCTTCTGCAACGCGTTCTTCTTCGTCCAGTCGAACTCCGAACTGTGCAGCGTAAGCCTGTGCCCGCTGTACTTGAAGACGGTGGTTTCGCCTACGTTCTCGGCAGTCATTCTGACGCCGCCTATGGTTATATACGGGTACTCTCCCGTAATGAGGCCTGATAGCCTGCGTTCACCCAATCTCTTGATCATAACAAGTGCGAAGATAATAAAATCTCCGCACCCAGGCAAAAACAAAAAACAAAACAAGGAAAAACCCTTAACTTTTCGAAGCCCATTTCCTCCAGAGTTTCCTTACGGTTGCCTCGTTCCAGCAGTCGAATGAGTCGTATTTTTTCATATAGTATTGGTAAAACCTCAGTAGTTCGCCCCTGTCGTTCTCCTCGTCACGCTTGAGTTCGCTGCAGACGATACGCAGGAGTTCAGCCCTGTCTATCTCAGGCTCCCTGTACGGAACCACCTTTCCGTCCTCGTAGTTGAACACAACGTTGTCGTTCCAATCCTTTATTTGCAAGTCCTTTACGTTTCCTTTCTCGTCGTAGTCTATCCTGCTAACATAATGCCTTGCGTTAGACTCTGGAACCACAATCTTCGGACAGGAATAAAGGGAACGCCCTATTCCCCACATAAACCCGCTGCGTTTGAACGCGTCGCTGCTCTCGCCTTTTACGGCCTCATAGTTGCTCGGTGCGCCTGCACTCCACTTGTATATGAATGCCTTGTGCTTCTCGGAATATATTCCGATACCGGCAAACAGCGAGTCTCCCTCTCTCTTGTATTGGACTACCCAATTTTCGTTGCCGACAGTTTCATCAAGGATACGCATATCCACGCGTGCGTCCTTATAGACAAGAAGGCTCATTTTTCCGTTCTTCTTGTCTGAAACCCTTACTTCCAGTTCGTCAGCCCTCAGGTTCCTGAATTTTATACACTCCTTGTTCTCCATATCAGTCCTCCTCAGTTTCAACCATAATGTCGTTAGCCAGCTGTTCCCAATCCATTTTCCGCAACACTTTGGATTTTTCGTCAGGGTAGTAGTCCTCAAACTCGAACGTATTGATTGTGTCCCCGAGCCAAACCAAGTCGAAGCCGCACTTGAAGGCGTTTCCGCATATGAACGGCGTCACCTCGATTGTACCCCTGTACCTGAACGTACGCTCGTACTCGAAAGCGTCACGCAGGAGTTCTCCATACAGTATCTCGACGTTGAAGGGCATACCGTCCCTGAGAGCCTTCCTGATGTCCTCCTTCTCGTCGAGAGTAGGTATCATTTCGGCTTCCCTGTCCTCAGGAAGTGAGGATCCGGCGGGAACAAGCGTTTCGTCGTTGAAATCGGGGAACTCACCGACTAACCCTACGGGCGTAGGCTGATACTTTCCGTTCGGCATTCCGAACGCCCTGTCAATCTCTTTGAGGCTTTCGCTTTCCTTCTCGTCCAGCCAATCAAAAAACTCGTTGAGAGCCTGATAGAACTCCGTTACGTCTTTTCTAATTCTCTTGTACTCCATTTTAAAAATTCCTTTTCTTCAAAAATACAAAATTCGTTTTGGAAGTAAAGGGTTCTTTTTTACAAATATAATGACCTTATTTTGTGATCACAAATAAAAAATAAAACAGCAAGCACATACACTTGCAACTCCGTAAAACAAGCAAACACGCTTGTTTAAAAAGAAAAAAAAACGAGCCTTTAGAGCCCGTCAAAAAAGGAGTATATATAGTTGAGAACTGGGTTTCAACTAATCCCGGGAACCGGATTGTCCCCGGGTTCGTCGATAAATGAAAGATTTTTGGTTGATGCTTTCGGGCGAGCGTTCTGCTTTCCCTGAGGGAAGATATCCGCCCTGACAGCTAATAGGGAATTATTTATCGATCTAAATATACCATTATTTTTCTTGATCCTGCGATACTTGTCCACACCCAGGATAAAATTCTTCGAACAGCGGCAACTCATCTAACTTCTTTATTGAAATACTGTAAGCACACCTTTTGTTATCCTCGACTGAAACGGCGTAGTATATCCGCCACTCCGTCCCGTATTCGAGCATTTCTTGGAAAGCCTTCGTTACGGCTTCCTTCTCCCACTGCTTCATACGCCGTCGAACTTGGTGAACGGAACCGTACGTATCCTTTCGCGACGGAACCTCGTCCTTACCCACATAGTCAGCATACGCTCCTGCAAAAATCCGAACACCGCTCCCTGATAATCCGCACCCCTCGCCTTTCCACGCAGTCCGGCGTCCATTTCAGCCTGTACGTCAGCCTTCACCTTCCCGGGAGTGTCCCAACCCCTGCGTCTCCTGAACTCATCGCAGAATCCGAACCAGAAACAACACCAATCGTCGAAGTCCTTCTTACGCATTACGTACGAAGCCGAGTAGTACAGTACGTTCCCTCTTTTGATATAAGCGTTGAAACCGTCCGAAAACTCAGGGTACTTCTCCTTCACAATCTGCTCCGCGAGAACCATATCCGCCCTGCTGTGGCACCTTGCGTACTGCTCGTATACCGAGCCAAGGAACAAGGGCTCGGGTACTATGCAGTCGAATCTTTCGAAAATCTTTTCCACCTCGGCGGCGTCCTTGAACTTCAGACGCCTGCGGTATTGGCACAGACCTACGATATCCAAGTCCTTCGAGCCTTCCTTCCAAACCCAGAACGTACCCGTCTGCTCGTAGTAAAGCGGGTTCCATTGGGAGATTGATCCTTCGCATTCGGAATCCCTGTGTGGACAGAAGGTGGTACCGCTCCCGACTTGAACGGCGTCGTACAGTTCGCTGAGCCAGACTGGCTCTTCAATCTCCCTGACAGATATTTGGAATATCCTCGTCCTCATTATACCCGCTATGCTTTTTTTATATCGTTTCGGCAGTACTATATACCCGATACGGTGCGATCACATTCAATCGGATGTCGTCTTCCATACCCTTCCGTAAATCACCTTCCCAGACAGTTCAGGCTCCGACGCGTACTTGCGTATCCTGTTCGCCGCCACAGGGTCGCTCTCCTTCACCGTATGGAGTTCCGAATCCAAATAATACTCGGTACAGCCTGTCGCCTTCACCAACGCCTCGTACTCTTCCTCCACCGCGTTATCCTCAACCGCCGCGAGCACTTCCTCCACCTTCCGTATATCCGGCTTCTCAGGCGACTTGGCGTACCACATTACCGTCTGTTGGACGTAATCCTTGTAGCAGTGCCCCTTGGTTATGTCGCAGATGAAATCCCCCTTCGTACCGAACAGTTCCTGCAACGCCCTGCCTATCCTCTTTGCCGATTTCGTCGGCGACATCCTGAAACCGTAGTAGGTGTTGAGGTATATCTCGAGGACGCCCTTGGTGTACCATACCGCCCTTGAAGCGAACATAGGGTTCAATATCCTGAACCTGTCACCCAACTCGACTATCCACTGTCCCTTGAACCAAGGGTTCTTTCCGCCTCCTCTGCTGCACTGTGTCCAAACCATACCCGTAGTCTTCTTCTTTGGAGAGATAAGGGCTGCAGGAGCCGCGTGCTCTCCGTTGTCCAATATACAAAAATTCAAGTTAACGGCGGTTGGAAACGAGCAAGGCGTGAAACCGAGGCGGAGCCGAAAGTTTCAGCCGAAGCAAAGTTTTCCTAACAAATATAGAGTTAAACTTGTTTAACGATATATTTGTTATTATCTGATTTGTTTTTTATCAATTTTTGTTAGAATGAAGTACCCAGGGATGTAGAGTTCTTTATATCCGACCGGGTAATGATCCCCAGGGATGACCGGTCTACGCGTGCGTATGACGCGATCAGGACATTCGATTTCAATACGTTTCGGGAAACCGTTGTATATTTGGGATGCCACCAATGACTGAGAAGGTTGGAGGTGGAATTTTCGCATTTTCTTTTTTATTAAAAACGAGGAGCCGCCAGCGCTGTGAAGCACCGGCGGCTTGTCTTTTGTAACCGACTAAAACACTTTCAGTTTGTGTAGGATCAAGAGCACTGCGGCTACCAAGGAAAGCATTCCGATCCAGCCGAAGAACTTCCAAAACTTCGGAGTGTACGGAACGGGCTTCTCAACCTCAACGGGAACCTCCTTGGTGGTTATGCTGTCCCTGTACACTATCCGTTCCTTCTCAACCACCTGTACGGGCAGTTTACCGCCTTGTACGAGCCTTCCTTTGAGTGCGTTGAAGGTAGTGTCCACCCAAGCCGTCGCAGTGGCGTTAGAAGCCCTCAGGACGAGCGTGTCCCGTACGTCTATGAAATCGGCTATCGAAACCTCTGGCACCTGAACCAACGTATCAGTCCTGTGCAGGTACGTCGTATCCGTAACCCTCACCTCCTTGATTGTCTCGACTGGTACGTATATCATTTTTGCGCAGGATGTAGCCAAGATCAACGCAAAAAAAACAAAAATTCCTGTTTTATCCATACATTTTATTTGTTTCTATGCAGTAAACCTGTTTGCCTGTCAGTTCGAATATCCTTCTCGCCTGCCAATCATCGCTCTCGAAGAATATCTTCGCCCATTGTGCCGCCCCGTACCTGTCAGCCTTGAAACGTTCAGGCGATATGCCGCTTGCGTTGCGCTGTTCCCAAGTGTCTGCGGGGAACAGTTGCAGGCTACCGTACTTTACGCCGTTCCTTGAAAGCCATTCCTCCGTCACAGCCCTGTTCTTCTCCAACCTGTACGAGCATATGCCGCCTATGGTCGGCGTAGGTATGAACAGGGGCGTCGCATTTTTAATGTATTCAAGGTATTTTTCTGTATTTCTTTCGTCAGGAGGATCAAGGCAGAACACGCCGTCTATATCCCACATAGAGCCGTACATAGTCCCTTCGTTGTGGTGAAAGATATTCCACTCATACAGAACATTGTCCCTGAAATTGTTGGTGTACATAGTGACGTCTTCGAGCCAAAAATCAACATAGCTCTTACCTGGTCCTTCAAGGAACACAACCATAAAAATAAAATCGTAGTCGTCAAGGAACGGCTGCAGTTTGGCTTTCGCCGTCCTTTTGCTCCGCCCGTCCCAAGTGGTGTCGTCAACTACGAGAACCTTCTTCTTGCCTTCAGTATGCCTCGGCTCCCAATAACGCAGTCTGGCGCCGCCAGTAGGCTTCGCACCCGCACAGAAACTGTCTAAGTCGATAAGCGGGCAGTTCAGATACTCACAGACAATGGAAGCGGCGAGTACGCCGCTCCTTGGAATGCCTATGACGAAATCAATGTCCCTCGGTATTTTGTGAATGTTTTGCCGAACGGCTTTTCCCATTTCGGCGAGCGTTATGTACTTCATATGCTAAATATACTATACCGCTATGTTTTTTATCTGACGGCGTTGTTCGCCTGAGTTGGAATACAAACCTATGTGATACCAACGGCTCTTTCCAGAAGTCTCTATCAGGAGCTGGTCGAACTTCTTGTCCTTCAGGTAGTTTTTGAGGAACCTGCCGAACTCTTCGAACCGCCCGTTTACTGGGACTATATCGGCAGCGAACCCAACCATATGGACTGAGGTTCGGGAGGCACCCTTGATACAGTCGTTCAGTTTCTTGCAGCGGAAGCCGCTGTTCACCCTTATACCGCTTCCCCAAGCCTCCCTGATACCGTCAAGGAAGAGCGCAAGCTCGTTCAGGTGCTCGATTATGCACCAGTCGGGAAGATTTTCAATTGATTTCTGCCTCGCCGTCGAAGAAGTCAGAAGCTCTTCAAGCGTAAAATATTTCGGTTTGTTAATCGTAGCCATATACAGGTGTATCTGTTCCTAAGTTATGTATGATATTTCCTGCCACCAAGTCCTTGAAGCAAGCCTCTCCGTTGTCTATCCAAGGTACGAAGTGGTGCAGGAGCGTACCGCCGTACCTGTCGTATATCTTCGCGTAGTAGATTTTGCAGCCTCCATAGCACCTTGTGGCGGTGTTGATGGTGCCGTCTTGGTTACGGGCGAAGAAGTAGAGCGAAACGCCAGGGGCTGTCGTCGCCGCCGACGGAGTTGCGCCGGTGATAAGCGTTCCGTCTACGTCGAGTTTCAGCGTACCGCCGTCCTTCCACATAGTGCACACATAAGGCTTGTTCGGTATCGCGTAGTCTGCGGAAGTGGACTGTGCGAAACGCCCGTTGTAGCGGATATAGCATATATGGTAGGTGTTGTTTCGGGGGAACAGCAGTGCAAAGTGCTGACTCGCGCTCACGCCCGCCGCACCGAGGATGTTTTGGTTCGCGTTTGGTGTGAAGTTTACGTTCGCTACCTTTATCTCCATACAGGTATCGGCACTTGCGATAAACCCGCTGTCGAACCATACGTTTATCGGACTGCCTGACATATTGTCAGGTGCGTTGGCTATGTAGTCGGGCTGCGTAAGCAGAGGAACGATATCAACCTTCGCCGCCTGCCACTTCTCGTCCGTATCGTAGTTGTAAGGCCTTGGCCCGTCGTTTACGAACTGAGGCGTACCATCGAAAACATATCTTTCGTAATCAGGGATATAGTGTGCCCTCGGAAGCCAGGAGTTCGAGTCCGTCTGCATAGGCTTCCTCATAGCCACCTTGTTTCCGTCGTTGGAGTCCCTGAGCGCGTTGCATATGACGTTCGCGGTTGAGGTTTCAGGGTAGAACTCGGAAGCGTCGTCGAAATGGACGAAACTGTTCAGGAAATTGTATCCTATATATTTTTCATTGTAGATATCGTACAGAAGGTACGCCTTTCCTGTATATACGTCAGTTCCAGGCGGCGGATTTTTCGGAAGGTATATGGTGGTGCCTGAAAGCTCAGGTACGTCAGACATAGGTATCGCCTGAACTATCCTCACCCTCTGTGCGTAATACTCGGGCATAATCCCGTTGTTTTCAACAGCCTTTATAAAAGTATAGTTGTATCTTTCTGACACATATACCTGTTCGTAAGGCTCCGTCAGTTTTGCATAGGTGCTGCCGCTTGAAGTCCACTTGAAAACGTAGTATCCGTAAGGTATGATTTCGTCTACGTCCTTTATTCCGTTCCCAATGAAGTAGTCTCCCGTCACCGCCGTATTAACAGTCTCGACAGTCGGCACCAACGGCCATACCTGTACACCGTCGAGCATAATCTTCATAACGCCTTCCTGCCCGACAAACAACCCTTCTACTGTTGGAAGATATATCATACGGTTGTTATTATGTAAAGTGTGTTCGGATCCTTGGTGGTTATCGCCTCGTACTCCTGCAGAGTTCCGCTCCACAGCGTGCTAACGCTGTCGGAACCGACGAACCCAGTGGCTGATATCGTATTGCCGCTTATGCTGATATGGTCTCCCGGCGTGAGCCTGTCCTGCTTGTCTTCAACCGCACCGCTCAGTGTGCCGATATTTTCGGTATTCGCACTGACCTGAGTGCGGAGTTCGGTGTAGTCCTCGGGAGTTGCGGCGGATATTGATGAATAAATATCCAAAACCTCCTGCGTGTATGCTGAAAGGAATTCGTTGAAATAATCCCTTTCGAGCAGGTCGTACTCTTCGTTGTCGGTGATACCGGATCCGTTTATCGTAGCAAATTTCCGAGTCTTCGTATACGGCTTCAACGAATCGTCAATCATAGTCTGGACTTCTTGCGGAGTGGTGCCTCCCGAGGAACCTCCGCCTCCGTTGTCCTTCACATATTTCTTCACCCAAGCCTTCGAAGCCAGCGAGTCGAGTACGCTTTGATCCTTGATAACATCAGGAACGTACGTTCCCATCGGCTCTCCCGTCTCGTCGTAGATAACCGCACAGTTGGCGGCGTTCAGCGTCTTGATGTTCACGCGGGCGTAGGCTCCGTTCAGTTTGTCGGCCATTTTCTCGGTGGATGAGAAAACCCTTATCGTAGGGTCGCCGACTGAAACTATCCCGTTGAGCATTTTTGCCTGACGGAGCAGGTTGGTGATAGCGAGGGTTGCGACGGAGTATACCTGCGTGTCGTTCATATTGTCGAACAACAGCCTGTCGCAGTAGAATACGGTGAGCCCGTAGGTTGTGAAGTTCTTCTCAACCCTGATATCGTCCGTCGGCGAGAAGAAGAAGAACGGATAGTCCTTTATCGTCTCGGCGTTTAGTTCGTATATGCTTCCGCCAGCCGCAGCATAGTTCACAAGGTTGTGTCTTATGCCGAGGTCGCAGAGTTCGTTAAGCAGTAGTTCAAGCGTCATTTTCTGTCTCTTCTATTTTTTCTTCCTGTCCAAGATTTTCCTTTTTTCTTCCGATTTCGATTTGGGCGTTGCCATAAGAAGCCCTTATCTTGGCACCTGATGCAAGTATCACAGGGATGTTGCAGGTGACGTAGAACAGCCACGCAGCCCCAAGGATCAAAGCACCGCCCTGTAAAGCGGACGGAGAGATGGCACCCAAAGGCGGAACTATCCAGCTTGCCACTAAAAGTCCGAAAACCAAGACAAGTATGATATACATACCCCAGGGCATACCTGCCCAAAAATCTTTGACAATCTCAGCCATATCTTAACAGTTACAACCGTTTTTTGTGCTTCCTAATACGAGCCCCGTCTCTACGAACGTCTTTCCCAACACCGCAGGTACGAACATACCGCAGCTGCACTCCGTCTGCTTCAACTCCTCGAAGTCGTCCTTGTGCAGGCAGAGGTATTTTGACAGATGTGTGGCGTAGAAAGCCGAGGAGGTGTTGAACCTTCTCTGCATTGCCATAACCTCTTTCAGGGAAGTCTGCTGTATGTTCTCGTCGTTTGTCTTGGTAACTCCGAGGTTCCTGAGCTTGTACGACAGCGGTACGCACAGCACCGCCTGCGCCTTGCTCACCATATAGGGGTTCACATAGTCGTCGAGCAGTTCCCTGTACAGAGTGTTGCCAGACTCCTCGATATTGTCGCTCTCTTCCTCGATTGCGTTGTACACAAGTTCCTGAAGACGGTACAGGAGGTTGCTTCCTATGATAGACTGCAGGTGTATGTCCTGCGTCTCCCTGATTGAGGCACCGACGAGCGAGTCGTCGACGTTGTAGTTCACATACGCCGTTTTTACGTCGTCAGGCGCTACGAGCATAACTTTCTTTATATCGTTCATTCCTTATTCCTCCTCGTCTTTTGTGTCGATGTTGAACGGCAGAATCTTAATGGCGTCCTTCGTTCCGAAAATCTTGTCGAACGCCCTCTCGATTTTACGCTGCCTCGGGCCCACCTGCGTCTTCTGGTAGAGGTGGAAGGCTTCCTTGTATTCCTGCTCGGTGAAGCCGTTGTTCTTGTTCGGCAAACCGAACAGGGACGGCGTTGCGTTCAGGGATACGAAGATATTCTCGCGGGCTGCGGTGCGTATCTTGTCGAACTTGTCGCTCTCGTCCTGAACCTGAATGGCGTCCACCTTCAAGTCGTCTCCCTCCTCGTCCTTCCAGAAAAGGAAGAAGGAACTGTCGGCGTCGGGTCCTGTGAACTTCGCCTTTATGCTATCCTCGACAGACTTCTTCTGATCCTCGGTAAGAATCCCGCTGGTGTTCGGAAGGGTGATGATAGTCTTTGCGGCGAGCCCGTTGGCCATATTGTTGAGGACGTACTTGGACGCACTGATTTCTGCGAGGCAGTCCCTGAAAGAACCCTCCCAAGTCGGCATAGGGTAATAGGTGCGGGCGGAACCCTTGTAGTAGAAAATCTGCGTAGGGTTGTTCGGGTTGACTTTGCTCCTGTCGAAGGCGTCGTACTCGTCGAATTTCGAGGAGTACTGCCCCCATCGTTTGGCGTAGTATACCTTGGAGTAGTCGGAACTAACCCTGCACCTCGCGAAATCCAGTGCATATATTTCCTTCACCTCACCCAGACGGCTGTAAATAATCTGTATAGCGAACCCGTTGAACTTCATCAGATCAAGGCCTATCTGCTCGATGATGTCCTCGAGCGTCTCACCCCTGCGGTTCACTTCCTCCTTCCATTTCGCAGCCTCGTCCTTTACGTCGATGCCGTTGCCGCATATGTAGTTGGTGGTACCGTCGATTATGGCCCTCAGCGTAGCCGAGCCCTTGTAGAGTTCGTTGACGAACTTCGGGAACATATTGTCTACGCCCCAAGATACATAAGTCCTTGTACTCGCGTTCTCGCTGTACTCGGGTATCCTCACCGCATTTGTGTCAACGATTGAGAAACGCAGTATCTTCTTCTCTGCTTCCATAGTTATTTTTTATAGTAGATAAATTCAGTGTCCTTCTCCCTGTATACTGCGGCAGGCTCCACCTGGCCGTAGCGTAGGACAAAAATCTCGGGACGAAGATCCCTGAGCAGGACGTCCCCCTCTCCCGTATGCAGGACAGTATCCAGAAGTACGTCCTTGAAGTCATACTCTACGTCATTGCGTCCGTTCCATATGAGGGCACCGTAGTACTCCCCGAACGGTGCGGCGTCCGGCATTTTGAAACCTTCGAAGACATACGCCTGCCAATTCCCCGTATCCTTCAAACCGGATATGAGGTATTCCTTCTTGGAAGCGCTGTTCTGCAGAATAATGTCAAACATTCGAAAAAACCTTTCTTTTTAATATAAACTCGCCAAAAAACCTGGCATCTAAAAGAAAAAACCCGGACGAATCCGGGCCTTTCCTACGACTTGTAGATAATCAGTATGTATCTGTTCCCTATCGGAGTCACCGAGACTATCTCGCCTTCGCTTGCGTTGAGTTCGTTGAGGAACCTCTGCAGTTCGTCCGTACTCCCGTAGTCCGCAGGAGCCTTTACAATCGTATAGTTGTACCGCAAGGCTTAGACTGCTGATATGCGTACGTTGGCACCGACGTTGTTGCCTTCGCAGACGTCAATCTTCAACTCCCAATCACTGTATTTGTATGTAATCTCGTAACCGAAGGTGTAGTCGCCGATGGTGTAAGGGCTCGACAGTTCCTTCCAACCGAGAGAAGGGTGGGTGTACGTCTTCGTCTCGCCGTTCTCGACTACGAAGAACTTGTTGAGGTTCTGCACGCAGATATAGTCGAAGATAAGTCCGCCGTCGATAAGGCCCTGCTTCGTAAGCAGCCAGTCCACCAAGTCGGGGCAGGCGTTCGAAGTATCGCCCGTAGCGACATAGGCGCTGTCGTACTCGAAGCGGTCGTTGTCTGCGTCGTAGGTGAGGTAGCCCCTGCCGTCGTTACCGAAGCGGCAATACGAAATATACCTGCTGAACTCGAAGTTGAAGACAGGCTCCGTCCAGTTCGAGCGGCTGTCGCCGTTGTTCAACAGGCCGTACTTGAAGGTGTATGCAGTGTTGTTGCTCACATATACACCTGTGAGCCGCATAATATTGAAGCCGTCCTCTTCGTAAACGGAGTCAGGGAAGAGTTCGATATAGCCCTTCGTAGGCATATCAAAGGCACCTTGAAAATCCTGCCCGAGCCACATAAAGATATGAATATCGTCGGCTGGATAGGCGGAACTGATAACGCCGTTTACGTTGTCCCAATAACTGAACAGGAGGTTCGCCAGATCCAGATGGTTTTCGTAGATATTATCGATGTAGAATACCTGTACGCCGCCTGTGCCGCCGCTCACTACGAGTGTGTCGCCCGAGAAGCCGAGCCCTTCGCCCGCCTTAACGGATATTGTGGCTCCGCTGATTTCGATACCGTTGCCTGCTGAGAGGGCGTCCTGCTTCCCAGAAACAGCCTGCTCTACGGCTTCCGTCGCACCGCTGAGCTGTTCAAGATTTTGAGCCTGTTCACTTACAGTGAACGACAGCCCTGAAGTGAACGCGCTCAGTTCCGCCACGCCTTCGCTAAGCCCGCTTATTTGCCCCTGGACGCCCGTTATGCCTTCGTTGAAGGTATCAGTCGTCGTATAACCCGTTAGGCTCTCAGAGAGGGTTTCTACGGCTCCGCTCACAGCCTCTATGTTCTGTGTGTTGGCAGTCGTCTGGCCGGAAAGGCTCTCAACGCCTTCGGTGAGTGCTGTAACAGCACCTGCGAGGTTGTCAACGCTTGAAGTGAGTGCGGTTGTGGTGCCTGAAAGTGAGTCAACGGTTTCGCTCAGTTCGGAAGTGGCACCTGAAAGGTCCTGAACGTCCTGAGTAATGCCTGAAAGCGAAATACCGTCCACCTGTTCCTTGAGAGCCACAGTGACGCCGCTGAGTTCTGCGATATTTTCGGTGTTGCCGCTTATCCTGTCGCTCAGGTCTTCGATGTCAACCTGTATCTCGGTGTCGTATTCTTCTATCGAGGTGTCAATCATACCCTGCACCTCTTCGGGCGTCATACCGCTGCCTCCTGTTGAGGAAGAACCTCCGAAATTGCCGAGGGCGCTAGGTACGACGAGTTTCTTGTCGTCTCTTGAATGAATTACCATATCGAAAAAGTACTTTACATTTTAATATAAATGCCCTTGCAATCGGGATATTTCAGAAAAATGAAAAATATTTGGGATTTAAAAATAATCCTCCTATATTTGCAGAGAAATTGAGTTATTTGTAAAGCTTACTCGGCTGCGTCCTGTTGAGAAATACGGCGCAGCCAATTTTTTATTATTTGTTGATCCGTTTTTTTTGGATTAAAAAATAATCCTTTTATATTTGCAACAACTGAATAACTAAAAAGCCTAATATTATGATTAGTGATCTCCTTTGCGATTACCTTATTGGTGAAACCAGTGAAACTGTAAACACTGAAGAGTTTATGGACTACCTTGCTTCGTATCTTGGTGGAGATGATATGTACAAGGAAATCGCTCCTGTTCTTATAAAAGCGTTCTCCTATCGGGACAAAGAAGGGAAGGCTTCCAACGCAAAAATACAGAAAGCCCTGCGCAAGTTTTATGAGTGGGGTGATTGTGCAGGTAGCACTATGGACTTTGAGTCCCGTAAAATCGACTTCTCGGTAGTTCTTCGGGACTATACAGGCAAAAAGTTCAAGGACAGAGTTAAATATTGGAAAAAATATTGTGCCGCCTGGATGTCCAAAGTCTGAAAGCGATAAGATCTGGTGCGATAGTTTTTACGAAAAAGTCGCATAACAGCACCCGCCCCTCAGGTGCCTAAACAAGGAGGGGATAGGTTTTCTTCTTTATGTTTTCTACGGCTGTTTCCAAAAATAGCCGTAGTTTTTTGTTGATCCGAATTTTACATTGATCCGATTATTTTGGAAATAATTATTTTCTCGTTATATCTGCAAAAAGAGAAAACATTTAAAAATAATCGGATATGCAGTACCACTACATTTACAAAATTACCCTGCTGCTTGGGAGCCTGAAAGATTGTTACTATTACGGTAAGCACACCACACAAGCAAAGCCTGAGAACTGTGGATATGCAGGAAGCGGTGTTATCGTAACAGGATATTTCAAAAAATACGGGAAGGAGAAAGGCGTCTCTTACACCATAGAGATTGTTGAACTGAACCCTGACAAATACACCAATGCCAAAAGAGAGAAATGGTGTATTGGGCAGCACCTTGAAGATTCTATGTGCCTAAACCTTTCCGTTGGCGGAATGGGTGGAGGTGTTCCCGGACACACTGTTTCCGAGGAAACGAGAAAAAAGTTAAGTGAAAAGCTCAAAGGGCACAAAAAGTTTTTACCAGAAGGCTACCACCTGTCGGAAGAGCAAAAAAGGAAAATAGGTGACGCAAACAGGGGAAAATCAAGGTGCAAGGGACGCCCGAGTCCAATGAAAGGCAGACACCACACAGAAGAAGCCCGCAGAAAAATGTCTGAAAAAAGTAAAGGAAGGGTAGTTTCTGAAGAGACAAGAGAAAAAATGCGTAACGCATACAACCCGAACAGGTTCAAAAAAGGTGATACTCCTTGGAACTACGGTATTGCTCCTTCTGAAGAAACTAGACAAAAACTCAGTGAAAAACTCACAGGTCGTATAATCCCTGAAGAAGTAGTTAAAAAGCGTGCTGATGCTCAACGCGGAAGAAAAAACTCAGAAGAAGTTATAAAAGCTTTCAGGGAACAAAAAAGAGATAAAATGAAAAAAATCATTGCCACTAACATCGAAACTGGTTCTGAAACGTTGTTTGAAAGCGTTGCAGAGGCTTCAAGAGAACTCAAAATATGCCGTTCCTGTGTTATCGGCGTCCTTAAACACAAAGAAGGACGTACACAGGCAAGCGGATACGTATTCAGATATGCTGAAGAAGAAAAAGCAGCCTGATACCAGACTGCTTTCTCTCGAAGGGGGTTGGATTGGTTTTTAGGCCTTCTTCCAGTAGACGATCTCGTCAGGATAGCGGAGGGCCATCCCAGCGCGGAAGAGGACACGCCAATTCAGCATTTCCGTAGTCTCATCTTCCCACAGGCGGTAGCGGTTGTTGGCGTCCTCGACGTCAGTTGCAAACACCATTGCGTCGGCAGTAGCTGCGGCGATAAAATCGTCACCGATACCGTTGACAGGGGTAAGGACTACGCGGCTGTCGCCAGCGTAAATGAGTTCGTCTGCGTTCGCGTCGATAACAGGACGGTTGCAGCACACCGCATTCTGAGCAAGGATATACTTGCGGAAGTTGGTGTAGGAGAGGAAAACGCGGACTTTCTTCTTGAGGGCGATTTCAGGAATAGCGGCTACGATAGCGTCGATAACCTCGACGATAGTGTTGGCTGAGGTAAGACCTGAAACCTCGATAGTGGAAGCAGACTCCACGCTGCTGATAAGCTCGGTGTAACCGGTGAGAGAGAGACCGCTGTTACCGTTCCACATTGTGTCCTCGAGTTCCTCCTGAACGAGGGCGAGGTTGTGGTTAGCCATAAACTCGGCATAAGGAACGTTCTCCGTAATTCTTCCGGCTTCCCACATAAGCTGGTAATTGGCATATTTCTTCTCCCAATCCTTAGCGCACCACTGTTTTTCTGCTTTCAGGGCTACAGTTTCGATGTATTTCTCACCGAAAGTATCGCTACCCTGAGGATTGAAGCCACAAGCGCTACCGTCCTGGAAGCCACCGAGAGTTGCGTCGTACGTAGGAATGAGTTCCTTGTACTTACAGTTCGGCATAATGTCAACAAACTTGACGGTGCGATTGTCCAATACGGCCTTCACAAGGAGTTCGTCCTCGTGGACCTTTACGTAGTCAGTCAAAGCTGACAGCTGATAAGCACTTGCCATTTTTTTATTCTGTTTTAGTTTTTCTTATTATTAAGCACCGACTGCATCGGGTTCGCTGATAACAGCCTTTGCAGCAGCCTCGTCGACAATGAAGCTAGGATAGGCACTTTTGCCGCTGAGCAGCACTTCATACCCATTGTTATCGTCGTCTGACTGGCCTGTCATAGCCGTAGCACCGTCATTGGCGCGGAGATACTTGTCGTAGGAGACATAGTGGTAGACGTCGTTGTTGTCGAGGACGATAGCCTTGACAGGATTGTGCGTCAGAGCCATAAACTCCGCGTGACGCTCGGCGCTGAGCTTCGGGAAGGCGATACGGATTTCGTTGGTGAAATAACGGATTCTGCCGGTGTCGCCGACTGAACTCGTAGAAGTCAGGTAACCCTGGCCTTCGTCCATACCGTACTTGTAGAAGGTTGCACCCGAAATTTGTGAAACTGTGAGGGCGGAAGTGGAAGCCGTAACTACAAGGTTATCGAGCTGGTCCGTAAGCCAAATGGCCTTTACGCCCGCAAGGTTGGTTTCGCACTCGTTGAAACTCAAACCTTTAAGTGACTGCAAACAACTCATTTCTTATTATTTCTTTTTCAGATAGTTTAGTTTTGAGGAGAACTTCTCTTCGGTTTCCTCTCCCTGCTCGGCTGGATCCGCTGCGGGTTCGTCCAAGCCCCTAATTTTGTCCTCGGCTGCTTCAAGGCGTTCTGCCAGAGCTGCGATTGCGTTGGTGAGGGTTTCGATACCTTCGCGGAGTTCGCCGACAGCCGTTTCGAGGCGAGCGATACGCTCTGCGTCAGTCTCCTCGTTCACCTGCTCGGGCTCGTCAGCCGGGTCAGCGGCCTCTTCCTCAGCAGTCTCGATCGTCTCGACTTCCTCTACGGTTTCCTCGACTTCTTTCTCGCGAATTTCCTCAACCTTCCCGTCACGCACTACGACGGTCTTGTCACCGGCTACGTACTCGCCGTCAGCGGCAGGGACGATTTCGCCCTCAACCTCGACGAAGACTTCGGCACCGACTTCAAGTTCGCCGTCATAAAGCAGAACCTTGCCATCATCAGTCGCAAGCTCGCCAGCCTTGATGAGAAGGCTGCGGAGCATAAGTTTTACTTTCTTTGAAATCTTCATATTGCGTTCTGAATATTTGATCGTACTTTGTTTTTTAATAGAAAAACCCCTTCGGATCTAAAAATTATTTAATACCGAGGTATTCCACAAGGTCCTCTATCGTCTCGATTTCCTTTTCCTTAGGCTCGGCAAGCCCGAACTCGCCTTCCAATGAAATGCCTGTGAACTTGCCCGCCTTGATTTCCTCCCAGAGGGTTTCATCGGCTACGAAATATTCACCGAACAGCGAGCCGTCCTCGATATCCTCGAAACCGGCCGGATTGATACCGCGTGCTGTGTCCTTCTGGTAGATTTGTGCGAGTTGGAAGCCGTACAGTGCTGAGGACGCGATATGCTCGACGTTCACATAGTTCTGGAAGCCGTTCATAAGGAGCCTCTTCGCAGCCTCGTACAGCGTTTCCTTGGAGAAGGTGATATAGAAGCCATCACCGTTCTCGTCAACCCTGTAAATCGGAAAATCAGCCCTCATAATCACAGAGAGAACCTTGTGCTCGCTCTCGTCTACGATAGAGAACTTCAATGGGTTGGAAGCCTTGGCGTCTTTCGCGAAAGCGACCCATTTAACCTCCGTCGCAGGGTCGTCAACCAACGATATCGTAAAAATTCCGAGGTTGTAGTCGTCCAACACAGCCTCATATACGGGAAGCCCGTTAATCATTTTCTTATCCATATGGTATTTTCTTTTTAATATCTTTTAGAATGTAGTTTGATCCTCACGCCTGTTGTACTGATCAAGCCCATCAGCCAAATCCCTGTCTACGACGTAGGCTCTGATAGGCGTCTCAGCCGCAGCCTGTGCGTATTCCTGCGTGTTGAGGCCGATAGTGTAGTTGAGCTGCGGCGTCCTGTCTACGGGAGCCGGAGCGGACACTGTGTTGCTCGATGCGTTAGCACTGAACTCCGTCATAGATATTTTCAGCACCTGTGCGGTACCTGCTGCGAGGGCGGCGGCTGCGTTCGCTATCTTCACATAGTAACTCGGAACCGTTGGATCCGCGAGTGCCTGAACGACGGCTCCCGCTGTGTTGATGATAGCCGATGCGTACTGAAGCGTCTTGACGTTCTCGAAGGAACGATTCGCCTCTTCCTCTGACTTCTTGCCAGCCTTAACCTGAGCCTGCAAAGCGGCTTCCCAAGCGTCGGCGACTGAATCCATAACGTTCGAGGTAGCCTTTCCGTATACGTTGTAGTATTTTCCAAGTTCGGTGAAGAAAGCCGAGAAACGCCCAATCCTTTTCTTGAAGAGCTGTTCTTCAAGGACTGAGAGGCGTTCCTGCGTTTCGTAGAATTCGGTTGTGCCTTCCTCAAGCCTCTTCATTTCGTCCCTGAGGACGTCCACTCGGAACTGCAGCTGGTCTATCTCAGCCTGCGGGAACAGCATAGATACGACGTTGAACCCCTGCGGCATAACGTCGTCCAGCTGGGCCTGTGCACTAACCTTGTCGAAAGTCTCTACGAAATAGTCGATGATTTCCTGTTCGAGCCCCATCTCCTTGAACTTATCGTAGAACTCTTTTCCGAACTTGTTTGCAATGCTTGCAGCCGCTGAGTAGTTGCCGTTTTCCAACTGTTCGTTGAACGCGTTCTCGTAGGCTTCGAATATGGTGGAAGCCATTTCCATACCTGCGTCTTCAAGTTCCTTCGACTTCTGGAAATACAGTTTGATAGCCGTAGCGAGCGGTTCGCCGAGTTCCTTGCGGATTTCCTCGTCCGTCATATTCATATACGGCTTCAAGTCCGTTATTTCAATGTCGCTCCTGAGCAAGTCGACGGTAGCCTTGAGAGTGTCGTACTGACGCTTCTGTGCGGCAGTAGCCTCGCCCGCCTTCTTCGCCCTGAACGAGTCGAGGTTCAGTACGTCCTTCATTATCTTCTCGTAACGCTCGGCTTCCTCGTACTGCTGCATCGTCGACTTCTGTATCTTTTCGATGTGTTCGGCGGCCTTCTTCTCGTACTCCTTCTGATAGTAGTCCTGAAGAGCCTTCACCCTGTTCTTGTCAGCCGCTACGAGTCCGTTGTTGAGGATTTCGAGCGTCTTCGTCTGGCCGGTGAGTTTCTGCGTGGCTGTGATAGCTGAATTTATCAAATCAACCTGCTCCTTGTACTCGCGCTGGATCTTCTGCACCTCAGTCTCCTGTGCCTGTATCTCCTTGGTAGCGGCCTTAACGCCATCGTCCACAATCTTCTTCGCGAGTTTAAGGGCTTCCTCTGCGTCCTTTTTAGCCTTCTCAGCGGCTTTCTGCCCCTCCTTGATACCTTCTACCTTGATATCTACCTTGATATCCTCTGCGGACTGCTGAAGCGTCTTGAGAGTCTTCTCGAGTTCGGCGAGTTCTTCGTTCGCCTCCTTCAACTTGCCCTTCGTACCCTGCCAGAACTTCCACCACCTTGCGTCAGCCTCAATCTGCTTGATACGGGCCTTGACGTTCTCTATGGTTACCTTGGTGTCGTTTATCTGCGAGTTTATGAGCTGCTGCTTCTGTATGAGCAGAGTCTTGTTCGAAGTTCCCTGTGCGGAAAGGAGTTTCTGCTGGTTTTCGAGGGCGTGGTTCTGTTCCTCGAACTTGTCGTTGAGTTTCTTGTTGGCGTCTTTCAGGTCGTCGGTGCTCTTTTTCAGGATGCCGAATTTTTCAAGCACTCCACCAACCCACTTGACGATATCCTCGAAGTGAGCCACAAGCATACCGAGGGCGACTACGAGTGCACCGATACCCGTAGCGATAAGGGCTTTCTGCAAGCCTGACATAGCGACAGTGCCTTCCTTGGTGGCTACGTTAGCGGCAGTCTGAGCGGCAGTCTGAGCCTGTGTAGCGGCAGTCTGCTGCTGCGTCACCTTCGTAGCGTTCTTTCCTGCAGTAAAATAGTTCTTCAACTGTGACAGGAGCCCCGCGAAACCCTTAGCACCCTGCACTGCGGCGAGAACCACCCTGAGGTTATTCATACTGTCGTCAAGCCCCTCGGTGTTTATGCCGAGTATGGCGAGCGAGCTGGCTGCGGCTGAAAGCCCGTTGACCATATCGCCGCCAACCTGCTTCACCTGCCCCATAGCACCGCCGAAACCTTCGAGGGCGGACTTGTAGTTACCTACGTTCCTGACGAACGAATTCGTATCGGCGTCCATCGACTTGAGTTCCGTCCTCAAATCGAAAACCCTGCCTACGGCGTCCTGCCAGGCCTTGTTGACAATGCCCTGTGCCCTGTCAGCCTCCGTAAGGTACTTCGGTATCGCCCTCCATTTCTGGGTTGCTTCCTTCAGTTGCTGTACGAGAGAGTTGTATGAGGTGCTGAGCCCCTGAGCGTCCTGAATGGAAACCTCGAACGTAGAGTTCGTCCCGTTCATAACGTTGCGCAGCGCAGCTTGGTTCTGTGAAAGTTGCTTGGTAAGTTCGGAGTATTTCTCGGTAGAGGTATCTACGTCGTCTATCTTCGCTTTCAGGGCAGCAATGTTGTCCTTCAAATCCCTGACGTTCTGTATAGCCTCCAAGGTGCGTATTTCAACGACTTTCGTCTCAGCCATATCAAAAAAGATTTATTTTTTAATATAAAAAGGGCCTGATCCTTCTGTTGACCAGGCCCAATGGAATTTTTGGCTTTTTTTCAAGTTTATGTGGCGTCCACAATCGTCCAGCCGGAAGGAACGGGAGCGTTTGTTGAACCCCAGAAAGTGGCGGAAGGTGCCTTTGTCAGCGTTCCTGACTGAGCGGTGCCATCGAGCCAGTATCTGAACGGAGAATCTGACAGTGTATTTTCGTACAGGCTCGTAGCGAGACATTTCACAGAAACAAGGTTAGAACAGCCTCGGAACATACTATAACAAGCCCTTGCAGGTGCATAGGAGGCTTTCAATTCAGGGCCGTTTACAAGAGACGTACAGTTGTGGAACATATATTCACAACATCCGTTCGCAAACGTCGTAGCCTTTATTTCAGGAGCGGTCCTTAGGTTATGGCAGTTATCAAACATATATAAATAGCAGTTTGCTGACAGCGTTGTAGCAGGAAGCGTTTCAGGCGCTATCTCGATAGTAGAACCGCTGAACATATAATCATAGCCGAGAACCGTCTTAGAAGACAGGATGAGGTTTTTCGCGGAACGCACTTTTGCACCTGCGAAAAATCTTGAGAACTGCCCTGCCAACGCCAACTCTGTGTTTGCAGAGAACGCGTCTCCATAAACAAGGGACAGTATGTTGCCCTCTACGTCGTATACAGCCGTACTTTCACCTGTGAACCAGT